ACCTTCCCATACGTAGCAACGCTAACCGTTAATTTCGGTGATAACCTTAAGAACGACGCGAGCGCAAAATACTGGGTATTCTTTACAGGACCACTTCCTGGTGGTGAAACATTTGGTGAATCTGACGCGCTTCTTGTTGATCAAGAAGGTGTTGCCGGAGATATGACCGGTGATGTTAGCAACTCTTCTTCAGTTGTACTTTCATTTGACTACGATAACAACGTTCAGGGTGGGCGAACAGCGGGCACGAACGCAGATATAACTGCGGTTGCATTAGGTCTCTCAACGGGTCAATATGTTAAGGCAACAGGAACCATTGCTAAATCAAAAGCAAACTCTGTTTCGCTTGTTGCTCCGTTGGAAAGAAACTACCAGAATATTTGATAATGAGGTGGGATTCCCACCCTGGAGCTTAAATGGCATATACCTTTGACGGTGTTAATAAACTGATCATTCTTTCCAATGGAACTACAACAGTCGACGCAAAAGACATGTATTCGCGCTGGAAAGATTGGTCGTTGGTAGGTGATAATGCTAAGTATCTTCAAGCACTATCGGTTCTTGGGGGTGATCCACTTCCTGGTGGACGATATCTAGGAACAACGTACTTCCTCGAAAACGGCTGGAAAATTCGGCCGTTTGAGGGAAATCATACTCTTGTTCTGCAAGGCAACTTATACTCACGTGATGGGTCAGACCCATTTGTCAGTACCCTAGGCAACTATAACGTGAGAATCATGTTAACTGTGTCAAACCTAGTAGACACAGTGTCTACTGGTGGCAATGTTTATACATTGAACCAGATTGCAAGTGCTGTTAGAAGTGAATTAACACCTGAACTTACTCACGTCATGACTCTGCAAAATGGAATGGGGCTTGATTCAACGCAAGCAACCATGTTACTTGAACTATATCGAATCATGGGTCTTGATCCTTCTAAACCGTTGATCGTAACTCAGTCTTCAAGAACTGCTGGCGCGGAGATTCAACAAACTATTAGTACTAACGCGACACAAACTAACGTAGTTCGTAACTAACTATGTTCAACCATTTTACGTTTGCGGTTAATGGGTTAAAACCAAACTTCAAGACGTTTAATGTTGCCTCATTTGGTTTTGACTTTGATATTGAGATCACAGTTCATCCAGTTGATGGCGGTGGGCGTGGTTTTGGTATACCTGACTATAATGAGTATATTGTCACTGTCAAGGTTCGCTATAAAGATAAGACATGGGTGACGCAGCGAGTAGTAAACAATTTAGGGCTTGCGGCATTAGAGAAGGTTGTTGCAGCGTTCAGAAGTGCTGTTAAAGCTGCTGATAATGTTTATATTTTCACCCAGTATACCATGCAGCGAATCTCAACCATGATAAACATAAATACTAGATATAAAAGTAAATCTTCAAAGGATAAAAAATGATTCTGTCTAAATTGCAATTGGATGAAGATCACGAGTTAGAGTTCGCTATCAATATCACAGGCACAACCGAACAATCTTCTGACGTTCGCCTCTTTATTGAGGGTACTAACTACGATGTGGTTTGTCATGGTAAAGTAGAAAACGGGAACGTGCGGTTCACAGTGCCAAAACTAAAAGGTATCGTTGAATCTGGTATTCATGAATGTCATATGGAAGTTATCATTGATGGTAAAGTGTTCATGCCTTTGAAAGAGTCCCTAGAATTCATGCCGTTAGTTGAGTTTGACATTAAGCCAACTAAAGCCGAACCTATTAAAGAGTCAGTATCAGTTACACCCATTGAAAAACCGAAATCAACTGATAAAATTAGAGAAGCGATAGACAACGGTTTCACTATCTCTAAGTATAAAGGTTACAACATCCTGAAAAAAGATGGTCTGTACCACGGCATAGTTAATGAGGAAAAAATTATTATGACCAATACGCCAGCAGCAACTGTAGCTGAACTTATTGAAAGATTATAATGGCAAATCTTCAAACGCGCCAAGACTTAGCTGACTATTGCCTTCGAGCGTTAGGAGCACCAGTCCTAAATATCGAAGTTGATGAAACCCAATTAGAAGACGCTATTGACACTGCTATTAGATTTTGGCATGAATATCATCCAGATGGAATGGTACGGGATTACTTCAAACACAAGATAACGGCTAGCGTTCTTACACTATCAAGTGTTGTTGGTTTAGCTGTCGGTTCGCTTTTAACAGGGCCTACTAGCTCTTGTTCAATTATCAGTATTAATGGTTCAGATCTAACAGTTACAAAGATGATGGGTGAGCAACCCATCAGTATAGGTGACACCGTAACCGGCCCTAACGGATTTTCAGCCAACGCGACAAACGTAGTTTTGGGAGACGTTGACCTTGGTTATTTAACAGTTGATGAAGGCATTTATGGCATTAGTCGAGTACTTCCTTTCATGGGTTATGGTGATCAACTATTTGATATCACTTATCAACTCAGATATAACGACCTAAGAACACTTCACAGTGGTACGATGAACTACTTTACTAGTAGTATGGAGTACCTTGCGTTATTGGACTTTATTCTTCGCAAAGAAAAGCAGTTCCGTTTCAATCGTTATATGTCTAAGTTGTTCTTAGACATTGACTGGCAAAAAGACGTGAAGATTGGTGATTATTTCGTTATTGAAGTTCTTAGAACAGTTGATGACAGCACATATTCACTTCTATTGAACGACATCCATCTTAAAGAGTTAGCTACCGCATACGTTAAAAGGTACTGGGGTTCCAATCTTAGAAAGTACAACGGTATTCAATTATTGGGTGGCGTAACACTTGACGGTGAAAGACTTATTGCAGAAGCACATGCTGAGATTGCAGCAATAAAAGAGGACATTATTCAAAATCAAGCTCCGTTGAGTTTTATGCTTGGATAACTAAATGACCACGCTAGTCAATAAGTATTTTAAAAAAGGTGTTACTACTGAACAAGCCCTTATTCAAGGCTTGATAGATGAGTCGATCCAAGTAAACGGCAATACGTTTTATTATCTACCGCGCACCTTGCAGAAGTTAGACCTAGTATTTGGTGAAGATGTGCTTTCGAAGTTTGAGGCAGCTCTACCCATTGAAATGTACCTTGAAAACGTAACAGGATTCGAAAACCAGCAAGAATTACTATCAAGATTCGGACTTGAAATCAGAAAGAACGTAACGCTGATCATTAGCCGAACAAGGTGGACCACTGAGGTCAAAAAGATTGCTAGTAAGATGTGGGTAACCGCCCGCCCGCAAGAAGGCGATTTAGTTTATGACCCCGTGTCTAAGATGAATTTTGAGATCAAATTCGTTGACCAAGATGATATTTTCCTACAAAACAACAAATACTACACTTATACGCTAAAATGTGAAATGTTCCAATTCAACAATGAACAGTTTAGTACTGGTATTGCAGTGGTGGATGACATTCCATCCACCAACTTGTTCAATAATCAAATCACTCAGGAAGATGGTTTCTTAATTCTACAAGAAGATGGTTCGTCATTATTCTTTGATACTGTTACGGATGAAGATTATGACGAAACTATCCCATTCAAGCAAGAAACTAAGATATTTGAATTTGACGCACAAAATCCTTTCGCAGGTATATAAATGTTCTCAGAGAATCCTTTCTATCACCAGATAATTAGAAAAGCGATTGTGTCATTTGGCGATATCTTCTCCGATATTCACATAATCAATAAAGATAGTAATGGTGTAGCAGTAAAAGATGTTCGTTGTCCTATTTCATTTGCTAGAAAACAGCAATGGTATTCACGTTTAAACGAAGATCCTGATTTCACACAAAACTTTGAAATATCACTACCACGCTTGTCCTTTGAAATATCAGCTTATCAATTCAACGCTGAAAAGAAACTAGGTACCCAAGTTCAGGATATACTTTTGAAGTGCAAACAGAATGGGCGGGTGTTTTCCCCTGTACCTTATAGGTTAATTTTTGACTTGTATAGTTACACTAATAATCAAGAAGACTCGTTGCAAATTCTTGAACAGATTCTTCCATTTTTCGGACCCTCAATCAAAGCTAATATTGAAATTATTGAAGGTTTGAACATTGATATACCAATATCTCTAGTCAACGTAAACGCCGAGGATAACTATACTGAGCTTGG